ACTCGATTAACGAACTTAAGTGGCAGGTAGATTGGCGCGGCACCGCTCTTGCCAATCTCCGCATACTTGTATGCCCATCGTGTTTCGACAGACCGCAGGAGCAACTCCGTGCGCTCGTGCTCCCCCCAGATCCCGAGCCCATCATCAACGCGCGTCCTGAGAACTTCACCCAAGACGAAACCGATTACCGCTCTCTCTCGCAAACTCCGGTGCTCGATCCGACGACCGGCATCCCTGTGCCATCGACCACGCTTCGTATCACGCAGAACTGCGAGAATCTGGTGAACTCCCCCTACGGTGAGCCGTTGGGGTTAGAGCAAAACGCCATCATGCCGCAAGCGCTCACCAATGGCGTGCCGACGCAGTACGGTCGCGTGCTGCCGGTGCTATCCATATACTCATCCGGTTGTCTCGTGACCGTGACGTGTTCGGCGATCCATGGACTTACCGCGAACGATCAAGTCTCAGTTCTCGGACTCACCTCGGCGAACGGGTTCTATAGCGTACAGGTGCCCACCGCCACCGTGTTCACGTTTCAGACCGCGAGCCCACAGAATCCGCAGCTCACCAACGCGGTGCGAATTGTGACAGCCCAAGTCGGGCTACCGCGTGGATTTACGGACTTCCCAGTATGACAGCGCCAGCCACCAACGCGCTTTCTTACAATGCTTATGTGACCCAGATCGGCGTGCTCGCCGTCGTGACGACGCAAGAAACTGCGGGCGTTGTAGTGGGCGTCGATGACGCCTTCAACGACATCATTCCGCAGATGCTCAATTATGCCGAACTTCGCATACAGCGGGATTTGGATTTTCTCTCCTCGCAGTCCTCCAACCAATACACGCTGAACGCTGGCGTGAACGTGTTCCCGATTCCGGTAAATGATTTCTTCATCGTCAACACTCTCGAAATCGTGCAGTTATCGAATGGCGCAGTGGTCAACACGACGCCGCTGCTGGAAACCTCGAAAGAGTACATTCAGAACGTCTACGGGGGCCTCTTGAATGCTGGACAGCCAGCGTACTATGCAAAGTACGGCGATGCATTCGGAGGCAATCAGGACACGCAGACGAACATCCTACTGGGACCCACGCCGAGCTACGGGTTTTCTCTGCAAGTGACGGGCGTCGCTCGCATGCCGTCTCTGTACCTGAATGCGGTCGCGGGAATTGCAGATACCGGGTACACGTACATTTCGCAATTCCTGCCCGATATGCTGCTGATGGCGAGCATGATTTATATTACGATGTTCCAGAGAAATTTCGGCCCGGTTGCCGATACACCCGAATCCGGCATGACCTACGAGAAGCAGTACCAGGCGCTGCGCCTTGGCGCTATCGCTGAGGAAAACCGCCGCAAGGGTCAGGCATCGGCCTGGAGTTCCTACAGCACGCCGACCGCGGCGACGCCGACACGCTGATGCCGCACGCAGCGCTCAAGTTCGCAGGGGGAGCGAATACGCAGGAAACACCTGCGTTGAATGAGAATTCGGGCATCTCTCAGACGAATTTGATCAGATATTTCCCTGACCCCAACGGCGTCACATTGATTTCAAAGTTGGGCGGCTGGAGCAAGTGGTTTGCGCAAGCCATGTCAGCCATCGTGCGTGCGCTTTGGGCGTGGGAGGATTTGAACTTAAATTCCTGGCTCGCCGTCGGCACCGAAGGCACGCCGGCAACGCTCTCGGCAATCACTGCCGGCACGCTCACCAACATCACACCGACCTCGACGGCTGATAACGTCACTCCGGCCGCCTCCTCTACGGCTGGCGATCCTATTTTCACGATCACCGACACCGTGACGACGGGCATCACCCAATTCGATACCGTGTATATCGCGACACAAATCTCAATTGGCGGCGTGGTGCTGTACGGCCTCTACCAGTGCGACCCGGACGGCTCGCTCCTCGTTGATGCCTACACCGTGGAGGCGACGGACTTGCTCGGCAATCCGCTCCCCGCTTACGGCACCTCAGCCTCTCCCGTGCTACCGGTATTCACCACCACGGCAAGCTCGGGCATCGTCAGCGTCGCGCTGCCCGGATTTACCTACGCGGTTGGCGGCACGTTCACCGTACTGACCCCGACCACAGTCGGCGGCCTCACGCTTTACGGCAACTACATCGTGCAGGCGATCAGCGCAGGCGCGGGGTCAGGCACGCCGACGTTCTCAGGCACGACGGTATCGATGACGAACACCTTCGTCGCGGGCCAGCAGTTATATTTCGCGACCACGGGCGCTCTCCCTTCCGGGCTCGCACTCGGCACGATGTATTTCGTGCTCGCAACAGGGCTCACCGGCTCCGCATTCGAAGTCGCGTTGACCCCAGGCGGCGCGGCCGTGAACACCGGCTCCGGTGCCTCGGGGACCGCGACGGCGTATTTTCTATCGAGCACCTTCACGATTCTTTCGCCGACCTCAGCGACTTCGTCGGCATCAGCGACGCTGAACAGCGGCAATGCAGCCTTCATCTACGGCTTCGGCATTGGGGCAATTCCGCCGATCACGGGCTATGGCGTGGGCGGGTATGGTGTTGGAGGGTACGGCACCGGCACTGCGGTTGTGCCATCGACTGGCACACCGATCAACGCCGTTGACTGGACGCTCGATAACTTTGGCCAAGACTTAGTGGCGTGCGCGGTGGAGTCCCCCAGCGCTGGCATCCCTTACCAGCCGATCTATATATGGCCACCGGGACAGCCGCAAGCGACGGTAATCCCCGAAGCACCTCCCGTGAATGACGGAATGTTTGTCGCTATGCCTCAGCGGCAAATCATCGCCTGGGGTTCGACTCAGACAGGAATCCCTGATCCGCTGCTCATCCAGTGGTGCGATGTGGGCAATCCGAACGAATGGACGGACCTTGTCACCAACCAAGCAGGCTCCTACCGCATACCGACCGGCTCGCGCATCGTTGGCGGTATCCAAGGCCCTCAGCAGGGAATCATCGGCACTGATGTCGATATTTGGTCCATGCAGTACATTGGACCGCCGTATGTGTATTCCTTCAACCAAATCGGAAAGGGCTGCGGGTGGATCTCGAGGAAATGTTTCGCCTTCGTCAACGGCATCGGTTATTGGATGGGGCCGTCGCAGTTTTTCACCCTATCTGCCTACGGCGTGCAGCCGTTACCGTGTTCGGTGTGGGACGTGATATTCCAGAATCTAAACACCGAAATAGACGAAGTGACAGGCGTCTCGAATCTGCAAAAGATTCGCGTCGCGGTGAACAGTCGATTCAGCGAAATCCAGTGGTTTTACCCATCGGCCAACGGCTCTGGCGAAGTCGATTCCTACATCAAATACAACCTCACACTGAACCTGTGGGATTACGGGACTTTGGGGCGCACCGCGTGGATCGATCAATCAATTCTAGGTCCCCCGATTGGCGCGGACCCCGCATCGCTGTACCTGTACCAACACGAAACCTCGAACGATGCGGATGGCGTTGCGATGACTCCGTCGTTTCAGTCAGGGTATTTTGCAATCGCCGAGGGCGATGTGAAGGCGTTCGTCGATTGGGTCTGGCCGGATTTTAAATTTGGCCAATTTGATCAAGCCATGGCGGCGACTTTGACCTTCAATTTCCTCGTGGCAGACTATCCCGGCGACACGCCGCAAGTCTACGGGCCGTACAACGTCACGCAGGCGACGGAGTATTTCTACACTCGATTCCGCGCGCGCCTCATGGCGGTGAACATCTCCAGCAGCGACCTTGGGTCATGGTGGCGCATCGGCGCGATCCGCTACCGCTTTAGCACCGATGGCAAGATATGACCGCCGTGCGCGACTCCACAACTGCCATCCCGCCAGCCACAGGCTCAACGTCCCTCTCGGACGTGCTCTCGACGTTCAAGAACCTCGTCACGGGGCTGGCGAACCTCACGCAGACCTATCTGAACGTCCAGGGCACCTCCAGCGCGGCGAATATCACGGCGCCGACAGTCATCAAGGCAGCGGCCGGGCGACTCGTCACCGTGAGCGTACTGGTGGCGGGTTCAGGCGCAGGGACCATCTACGACGGGGCGACTCTGGCCGCAACGAGCCGTCCACTGTTCAAAATCCCTGACACCGTGGGCATTTACCCCGTGAATTTGGTAGCCCAATATGGCATCCTCTGCGTGCCTGGTGCGGGCGCACAGGCCGTAACAGTGGGGTATTCGTGAATCCAATCGATCACGCACTGCGAATCGCGCGCGAGTCAGGCGGACTCAATCATCTGCATGTGCCTCATATCCACAAGCCGAAGATCAAACCACCCGCGGCGGAACGCTTCGTGAAGCATCACGAGGGCGCGATCAATGCGGGAGTCGCGGGTCGCACGGATCATCTCCCAATGACGGTTTCTTCAGGATCTTACGTAATTCCAGCCGATATTATTTCTTCAATGGGAGAGGGAAACACGATTGCCGGGTTCGCTCACATGCATCGGATGTTCGGCGGTAATCCGAGAGGCGCGGGCGCGACACCGTACCGCGGCGCCGGAGGGCCATACAACTCAGGCGCTCATCCTTACGATCAGGCCAAAGGCCCATACGGCATGGCGAGGGGCGGTCATCCAA